GTCGCCTAAATTAGCAAAAATGCTCATTTTTTCTCCTTTAATTTTTTAACTGCTTTTTGTAAGTTTTTAATCTGTGTATCAAATTTTTTTGGAGGATGAGAATCTTTCTCTAAACTCTCAACCCTTTCTATAAGTTTTTCCATTTTGTAATCAAGGTCATTTTTTTCAAATACATAGTCCATAATACCTTTGACTACTTTAGGGGTTAATAATTGAAATATAACAGGAAACATCAATACTCCTTTTTAATTTTTAAGGCAACATAAATAATGTTAAGTATAATAAGAACTACCCCTAATGCTTCAGGAACTAACTGCCAAAAGTTTACTGCTAAAGTTCCCATACTTGTGCCAACTGCTTTTAGTGAATCACTCATTTTTTTAGACCATTCCCTGTTAGTTCTGATAAAATGTGTTCAATGCCTTCCATATAGCCCTTGACTTGCTTAATGTCCATTTGGGTTATCTTCTGCTGGTCAATTAACTTTATAAGGATTCCTTCAAGCCTTCTAAATTGCTGCTCAAGGTCATCAACTAATTCTTTTTGAATCCAAGTTTGCTGCTTCCATATAAAATATCCAAACGCTATTGTTATTGCGATTGGAAGCCCATATTGGTCTATTATACTTAAATCCATTATTTGTTCCCATCTATTAGTTCGCCCCATACTGTAGCTTTTCCGTCAATAATTTGTACTACATCTACAGTAAATCTACCCTTATCATAAAAGTCAATTATAGCAAAAGCGTGACCCCAATTAATCTTCCTATTGCCAAGCCAAGCATTTTTCTCTGCACTCATATCTTTAAGGCATCCGATACTCCACGCTCCTTTAGCTCCATCCATATGGGTAGCACTCATATATTGCAAATCGTGCCAATGTCCATACATTATGTTCCCACCAAGTTTACGAAGATGATTAGCAGCGTGATATTGCCCACCATAATGATGTCCGTGATAGAAGTTCATTTTGCCTATTTTAAGGAGCTTTCCACAATCGTGGAACTCATACCCTCGTTCTTCTAATTTTAACGCAGTAGCAGGCATATATTTGGGTAAATATGGATGCTCTTCAACAAACATCTCCAACCATAACTCGTGATTACCTTCGCAGAAATGTTTTTCTTGACAGTTTGCCTTGTCAAGAGCCTCGTCAATGATGTCCATACCTTTATTAACATCAATCACGTCTGTTTCAAGCTGTGGTATCATCATTTCAAGAGGTGGCTTACGTTTGCGTTTCCACTTCCAATGTGAGAAGTTTTCCCACTCACCTGTATCACCTAAATCTATATAGATGTCAGGCTTGACGATTTCAATAGCTCTGCATACAACATTGATTGCAGGCATATCTGCATATGGAAAATGCTTATCAGGAGTTACTACTGCTCTTCTAAGAGCCGATTTTCTCAACCTGATTCCTTACTATGTCTGATAATTCTTTTGCTCTATTAGGGGTCTGTCTTGCCCATAGGCTATCAAGCATTTCATCAGCAGCCTCTTCCCAATCACCTTCTTGCATAGCTGATATAGCTTTTCTAAATTTTGATACTCCTCTAATTCCAAGTTGATAGCACATATTTATAACAACCTCTTGGACTTCTTGTGGCATATCTTCAAGCCACTTAAAACGGGAGTTAGCGTTTTTTTGTAATTTTTCTAATTTTCTGATTAAGATTTCTTCTGCAATATCCTCATCTAATATAAGGTCTTTAATTGCAAAGCCATATCCAATCGTGGGTATACCGAGAGAGTCGTCATAAACGTGCTCTACAAACCCCTCATGATGTTTAATTTTTTCTAATAAGTCTTTCATTGAAACCTTTGGTGGTATAAAGGGGAGATATCTCACTCCCCTTTAAAATACCTATCTATTAAAAAGCCCTTTAAGAAGCTCCATCTGTCAAAGCAAATACCATCTTATTGTTTGTTGTGTTACCTAAAACTAAGCAACCATAAACAGAGTCTGCTACAAAACGAGTAGACAAAGAAGGTAAGTGATAGTCAGTTTGAACTCTGGCTTGCATGCCTGAAGCATATGCGATATTCAATGCATCTTTATGCACTAAAAATCCTGCTAAATGCTCACTTTCATCGGCAGTTGTATTAGCACCAAAGTTACCTTTAGGAGTGCTTGTTGCTACAGCAGTAGCTGAATCTTCACCGTAATCAACAAAGTGGTTTGAAATAACTACATTTACACCACCTAATTTGCCAGCGAATCCACTTACTAATGGTACTTCTGTTCCAAAAGAGCTTCCAACTGCATCATATTTTGCAAAATCAGAGCTCTTAAATAAACTACTATATGTTGCAGGAGGAAGAACTAAAGTATAATCTTCAAGAGTTCCATCTGCTTCAAGTATAGCTTTTATCATATTTGAAACACCAGCTGTGTTAATATTATAAGTATCAGCAGCTGTAAATAGCACTGAATTACCAGCCTGTGCACCATCATTGTCGCCACTGTTGCCATAGTTAAATGCGACTGCTTCAAACATTTTTTGTGCCAAGTAAAAGTCAATTTTCTTAGCAAGAGCATATCCAAGCTTTTCAGAATATAAGTTCATCACATCATAACTTGATTGTGCTCTGGCAATGTCAGAAACTGCAATAGCAGCAAATGTTGATTGGTTTACGATTAATTGATATTCTGCCTCATTAGTGCTAACTTGTGTAAATGAAATCTCAGAAGCTCTTTTTGCATCTGAATTACCACCATACAAATCCTCACCTGTTATTTCGCTATGCTTTGGCATGTGTATAACATCACCACCATTTGCAACCATAGCAGACATATCTCTTGCTAATCCACCAAAAACTAATGATTTTTCCATATAGTCTTTGACAGCCTCACCCCATATTTCAGGAACAAATTTATCTAAAGCTGCATTACTTGTGTCATTAAGACCACCTGTTAAATACGGCTTTGCTGTTGGGTCTAAACTCATTTATTTTACCTATTTCCTTGCGTTTGAGCCAGCTCTTTTAGTTGCCGATTCGTAATATTCTCTTCTTTCGATATCAGTCATCTGTGACCACGATTTATCTATCGGAGGAGTTTTACTTGCACCAGCTACCTGAGGAGCATTTGGCTTTGTATTATTAATTTTATTAGTAACATATTCAAGAGTTTCTAAGTCTAATTTAGACATATTTTCTCTCTCATCTTCAGGAACGCTATCTAATAAAGCTTCACGCTTTGCAGTTTCATAACTTGTCCATTTGTCAGCTTGGGCTTTATATGCTTCCATTTTACCTGCTGTCTGTTCGTACAAAGTTTTGAAATCTTCCTTCTCTTTTAGTTTTGCTTCTTCAGCTTTTGCTAATTGAGATTGAAGTTCTTTAAGCTGAGCTTCAGCATCCTGTGACCTTTTACGATACTTCTTGCTTTCTGCAATTAATGCTCCTACATCGGTCTGTGCAGTTGCCTCTGTGGTAGTTCCCTCACTAACTGTTTCGGTTACTACAGGTTGTTCTTCGGACATCCTGTCCTCCTATATATTGTTGTTTAATAATTGTATCATACAATATGTTGCATAATACAGATACTGTAACTTAAATTAAGTTACTTGTATGATGCAAGTATTAATGGATAATCAGACGCAATATAAGAAACAATGGTTTGAATTTATGGGGTATAAACCTCATTTAGGTCAAAAAAAACTTCATTTTCCTGATAAAGAGACTGCAAGGTTCTTCGTGATGGTCTGTGGGAGGCGATTTGGCAAAACTACTGCATCTGCAATGGAGGCAACATATTATGCTTCACAGCCCAACAAAAAAATATGGCTCGTAGGGCTATCC